TTGCTTGTCCACTTGTTGGTTTTGACCCGGCCAGTGACGCAGATGCGGTCGCCTTTCTTGACTTGATCCATAAATGCCTGGGCTTCTTGTCCCCAGACTTCGACGGTGAACCAGTCAGGCGGCTGACCGTCATCACGTTTAGCGCCAGGTTTGTTGATGGCAATTCGGCCCTTAGCAACGGCATTGCCGTTGTCAAAATACTTAATTTCAACATCAGCACCTAAGCGGCCAATGAATTGATGGCAGCTGGCACGCAACACAGTTGCAATGATCTCGAGTGGTGTCATGATTAATCGTGGGTAATGGTGTTGGCCTTTTCGTATTGCTCTACCTCGGCCAGGGGATAGAGCACGAACCCAGGGGTCCTGAAGTACGGCGGACCTTTGCCCGCCTTGCGCCAGCGCATCAGCGTGTCAGGATGCAGCCCCCAACGCTCAGCCAGCTGAGGGCCGGTCAGATAATCAGAAGAGTTCATCACTGATCACCTCCACCGGTTCAGGCTCAGGCTCGACGGTGATCTGCGCGTTCAGATCGTCGAGGCTCGTTTTGGGCAGCTCAGGTTCAGCCGTGCGCACCTTGACCGGCTCGATGTCCACCACTTCCTCCTGCGTCTGGATGCCGACCAGCAACTCAGGAATGTACAGGCGTCCCCAGAAGGCCGCAGCCCGATAACGAATCATCAGCTCAGGCATCGTCTGCCACTTGCTGCCCGACTTCGTCGCCCACCCTTCTTTCTTGGCCATCGTCATGCTCACCTCCGGCCCGCGTAGTTCTTCCCCAGTCTTCAATTCGGTGGCAATTGCCGTGCAGGCCAGTGTGTCGCCCTTGCCGGTGATGTCATACCGCAGCGGGCTAAAGCGCCCGCAGCCGTTAATCAGGCCGATGATGAACTGGCTACTCCAACTGGGGCGGCCGTGGATGACATGAAGGTTCTGAACAACCATCAAAGGGTCTAAGTTCATGCGGCGCGCAATGTTCAACGCCACCAAGCAGTTGGCGTAACCCGCCTGCCCCTGGAACTGCGGCGGTATCAACGTGCTGCTAGCGATCGCTTTGGCATAACGCTGCGCTTCATCAAATGCCGTGATGCTGGAGAACACCCCAGGTTGGGTGGTGGTGAGTGCTGTTGATTCCATCAGTAGGTCTCGATCTCAGGTGGGTTAGGAAGTGAGCCATCGGCCCGCGGCCGCATCCATGCAGGCAGGCTGAGCGGCTCGATCTGATCGCTGTAACTCGGCCATGCATCGGCGGCCTTGCAGGTGGCGTACACCTCGAGGTCGCGCGCAGCCGTCTCGGCGCCGATCTGGATCATCTCCGCATCGGCTGCATAGACGCCCACAGCAAACGGCGGCTTCTTCTCGACACAGATGAAGATGAACTGATCTGGCCGGTGCCCGGTCGCGGCCTCGATGCCGTTCAGATACCACGCTGCCTGGACGTGATAGCGATAGTTCGCCACGCTGCGCTGAAAGCCGCGAGGGCTGGCATCTTCGGTGGTCTTTAGGTCAACGATCAGGTTGCCGTCGTTGGTCAGCCAGTCCGGTCTGCACTTGCACTCGACGCCTGTCGTGGCATCGGTCCACATGTGCGTGGTCTCGGCCTCGCCCTGCCAATGCAGCAGCATCGCCGCGGCAGGATGCCGCCAGACGGTCTCAGCCATGCGGCTAATCGTGGCGCGATCGTCGGCGCTGATCAGCTCGCGGCCACCAGCCTCGGCCTCAAACTCAAGCCATCGGGCTTTGCCTTCTTTGGTCCGGCGATCGACCACCGGCGCCGTGACGTAGCGATTCTCAAACTGATCCTGCTCGAGCGTCAGCGTGTGGACAGCAGTCCCAAGCCGCATCGCAGCCGTCGGTTCAGTCGGCACGCGGTTCGGGTCGAGGTAGCGCGCCCAGTAATGCAGCGGGCTGCGAGCGATCAGGTCAAGCCCTGACTTGCTCACGGCCGGATGCGCGTGATAGTCGGCGTTCTCCATGAGATGGCGCAACAGCCCACAAGGTATAGCATGGGGCAGTGAACGGCAACAACCGTATGCAGCTGCGCCCATACCAGCACCGCGCGATCGAGGATCTTCGCAATGCCTACCGCTCAGGCGCTCGGGCGCCGTTACTGGTGGCACCGACCGGGGCAGGCAAGACCGTAATCCTGGCTGCCATCACGGCCAGCGCCACGGCCCGTGGCCGCAAGGTGCTCATCCTTGTGCATCGCCGTGAGCTGATCCATCAGGCCAGCAGCAAACTGACCACCGCCGGTGTCGAGCACGGCATCATCGCGGCTGGCATCCAGCCATCGCAGCAGCCGGTACAGGTTGCATCGGTGCAGACGCTCGTGCGCCGGCTCGCCACAATCAACTGGAAGCCGTGCCTGATCATCATTGATGAGGCACACCACGCCGTTGCTGGGTCGTGGTCCAAGATTCTCGACCATTGGCCTGATGCGCTACGCCTTGGCGTCACCGCCACGCCCTGCCGCCTTGATGGCCGCGGCCTTTGCGACAGTTTCGACGCGCTTGTTGAAGGGCCATCAGTGCAGATGCTCACATCTGCCGGCTATTTGTCACCCGCGCAAATCTTTGCGCCGCCCATCGTGGCCGATCTGTCCCAGCTGCGCCGCCGTGCTGGTGACTACGCCAAAGAACAGGCCGCAGCCGCCATGACCACCCCAACGGTTACCGGCGATGTAATTAAGCATTATCAACGTTACGCGGGAACACAGCAAGCGATCGCATTTTGCTGCGACGTAAATCATGCTGTCTCAGTTCGAGATGCATTTTGGAATGCAGGGATTGGTTCAGCGCTGCTGCTAGGCGACACGGCTGATCGCGACAAAATCGTTGCGGCTTTTGCCATTGGCACTATCCGCGTGCTTGTGGCGGTCGATGTGGTTTCCGAAGGTTTTGATATTCCCGCGGCAGGTTGCGCCATCCTGCTTAGACCAACTGAATCCGTTGGCCTGTACCTCCAGCAGGTCGGTCGCGTGCTGCGGCCAGCGCCGGGGAAGGACAAGGCGATCATTCTTGATCATGTTGGGAACGTTATTAAACACGGCTTCCCAGATGACATGCGTCAATGGTCGCTCAAACACGGTGCCAGGTCGGCAACAGGTGAGCCGCAGGCTCCTGCTGTGCGTACGTGCCCAGAGTGTTTTGCAGCATTTGAGCCACAACCGCAGTGCCCAGTATGCGGGGCCGATTGCGAACCGCCGCCAAAACGTAGGCGTCTCAAAAAAGTTGAGGGCGAACTTGCGGAATTGAAACGAGACTATGCAAAACAAGCGATTTCAGTAAACTTTGGCCCGCATCGCCCCAAGGTTTTAGGCTATGAAATTGCATCAGTTTGCGAGGACGGCAACTTTGAAATAAGACTTGGCAAGAATGGGATGCCTTTTAAAATCCTCAAAGAACGAGTAACGTTTTTGGCTAAAATGAAAGCTCGCGATGCTAGGCATGAGCAAAGTTTGGCTCAAACGCTCCCAGAGCTTTTAGCGTTGGCCGAAAAGCGGGGCTACAGTCCAGGCTGGGCGTATCGGATCCATCAAGCGCGTGGCCAACGCCGAAACCACCCTTCAGCAGCAGATACGCCTGGCAGTCGGTTCCCGATCTGATCTGCGCCTATTCCGCAATCAGGTAGGCAGCCTGCCTGACCCCCGCACCGGGCGACTCGTCACCTTCGGCCTGGCTCGTGGGTCTGCTGATCTGATCGGCTGGCGCACGGTGGTGGTGACCCCTGAGATGGTCGGCCAGCGGTTGGCCGTGTTTACCTCGATAGAGATCAAGACCGCCGCCGGCCGGCTCAGACCAGAGCAGCAGGCATGGCTCGGCGTGGTGCGCGGTGCTGGTGGAGTCGCAGGCGTGGCCCGCTCTGTTTCAGATGCTGAAGATCTACTGTCCAACCTGCCAACCTCCTAGCTAAACTTCGGGACCCCACAGGCCAGCATGGACCCGATCAGCCTCGTCGCTCAGCTCGAGCGGCTCCCATCCGCTTGGGCGCTTGTAGCAGTCGGCAACGACAAACGCCCCTATCAACCGGAATGGCAGAAGACTCCGATCTCACGCGATCACCTCGCCGCTGAGATCAATGCCGGCCGCGCCGTTGCAATCGGCGTTTTGGCCGGCCCCCAATCCGGTGGCCTGCTGTTCGTCGATCACGATGGTCTCGGCGCATCCGAAGTCCTCGAGCAGATTGGCGCGCCGCTGCGTGATCTCCCCAAGTCATGGGCGGTCACCTCAGGCCGTGATGGCCGGCTACAGATCATCTACCAGGTCCCCGAACCGTTCTGGGCCACCATCAAGACCACCAAGTTGCGCAGCTCCATCAAGGGCGAACAGCTTGAACTTCGCTGGTCTGGCTGTCAGTCGGTCGTTGCCGGCGCCCATCCCATGACCGGCGCCTATAGATGGCTCAAAGATCGATCACCCGATGATCTGCCCATTGCAGAAGCACCATCGATCCTGCTGCAACAGATGCAGCGCAAGCAGCCGGATCCAGCCCCGCTGATCCGAATCCCAGAACCTGACGCTCAACGCGCCCGAGACTTCCTGAACCGCATCCCAGCAGCAGATGCCGATGACTATGACACCTGGGTCAAGGTCGGCATGGCGCTTCACAGCGTCGGTGATGACAGCCTCCTGCAGGACTGGATCAGCTGGTCGGCCAGCTCAGGCAAGTTCGAGTCTGGCACTTGCGAAGCCAAGTGGCGCACCTTCAAGTCCGACACCGGCGGCGTCAGCCTCGGCACCCTGGCTCACATGGCCGGCCATGAAAAAAGCCGCCCAGTCGCACCGACCAGACGGCTAAAGGCTGCATCCCACCCACAGGAGCATGACGCCAACAAGCCTACAGCGGCAGACGGCAAACTTCTGAAGCTCGAATCAAATCAGCTGCTGGAGCTGCTGCGGCAGCAACTTGGCGCCGTACTTCGCTGGAATCTGTTCACCAAGGCCATTGAACTGGACCAGAAGCCGATCGAACACATCGATCACTTCTATCTGCAGCTGTCCCAGCAGGGTATCAAGGTCTCAAAAGAACTGGCAGCAGACGCGATTCATGTCGTCGCGCTTGAGAATCCCTACGACCCCGTTCGCGAATACCTCGAACACGTTGCCGATCATGTCCAGGCCACGTCGATCGACATGCTCGCAACTGCCTACCTTCGTCCCAACGATCAGCCCGGCAGTCTCTACGACGCGATGATCAAGGCCACCCTGATAGCCGCGGTCCGCCGCATCTTTGAGCCCGGCTGCAAGCATGACTCAGCCTGCGTGCTCATGGGGCCGCAGGGCTGCGGTAAAAGCACCTTCTGGCGCAACCTCGGCGGCCTCTGGTTCAGTGATGCCCTGCGCGACATCGGATCAAAGGATGACCTGATGGTCCTGCACCGCTCCTGGATCATGGAGTGGGCAGAACTGGATCACATCACCGGTCGAAAGCACGCTGGTCAGATCAAGGCCTTCCTGACCCAGCAGACCGACATGTTCCGCGCGCCATACCAGCGCGCCACCGAGTCATTCCCCCGCCGCTCAATCATCGTCGGCTCAACCAACCGAGACACCGGCTTCTTGGTTGATGACACCGGCAACCGGCGGTTTTGGGTCATTCCCGTGACTGCCGCACCACACATCCCCGTTGATGGTCTGCTGCTCGAGCGGGATGCCATCTGGTCCGCAGCCGTCGCCGCCTACCGCAACGGCGAGCCCAACCATCTCAGCCGCGAGCACGCCCAGCAGGTTGACACCGAAAACGAGAGCTACCTCGTTGATAGCCCATGGAAGGCCGCAATTCAGGAGTGGCTGACCAACCGCAGGAGCATCGAACCGATCACCAGCGAGGCCATCCTGACCCAGGCAATCAACAAGCCAGTCGAGCGCCAGGGGCGTGCCGATCAGATGCAGGTGGCCGGGATCCTGCGTGAACTGGGTTACGAAAAGAAACGCGCATGGTTGGGAGGTAGGAACAAATGGGTGTTTGTCCAACCTTCAAAATGAGGTTGGCAGGCCCAGACCCCATGCCCTGCAGTCCTTTTACCTACCTTACTAACCTACTAACCTAGGTAATAAAGTAAGAGAGAAGGAGAGGGATATAGAAAAAAGGAGCTATATAGGCAAGGTAGGCGAGGTTGGGAGGTTGGTAGGAGCCTGAATGGCCTGCCGGCCTACCCTTGGCACATGGCTACCCTCACCCTCGACATCCGCTCAGAACTGCCCAAGGCGATCCGTTGGACGGACGCCATGACCAAGCAGCTGCCATGGGCAATCGCTAAGGCGATGACCGAAAGCGCCAAAAAGGCGCAGGTCGCCCTTAAGGCGCAGACCCCGCGGTATGTGGATCGACCAACGCCCTTCACTCTCAATAGCACTTTCGTGCGGTTCGCCAGCCCCAGAAACCTGGAGGCATGGGTGGGGTTTAAGGACTATGCCTCCAAGGGCACCCCTGCAGCGAAATACTTGCAACCCATGGCGACTGGCAGTGTGCGCCGCCAGAAGGCTTCAGAGCGCCAGCTGACAGCGTCTGGTGTGCTGCCAGCAGGCAGCTTCATCGTGCCCACCGGCGTGACACCACTCAAGCTCAACCAGTACGGCAACCTTACAGGTGGCACCTACACCCAAGTGCTCAGCCGTCTCAAGGCACTGGGTGAGCAGGGCTATACCGGCAATGTTTCTGGCTCTCGCCGCTCGCAAGCAAAGCGCAGCCAACGCGACTACTTCGTCGGTCGCCCTGGTGGCTTGCCTCTCGGCATTTACGCTCGCCTGGGCAAGCGCCCGAAGAATGGGGGGCTGCCTCGTGGCTTTCACACGGTCTTCTATGTCACGCGTCAGCCGCGTTATCAGCCCAAGTTCCCGATCCGCAAAATCCTTGACAGCACCTTCAGCAATACGTTCGGTCCAAACCTCCGCAATGCACTCGAGCGTGAGCTGGCTTATCAAGCAAGCAAGGCCTAGGTGGGTACCCCCCACCCTATGCCTCGGTTTTTGGGTCCTTCTGAAAACCAGGGCTGCGGGTGTAAGCGAATCGCGCAAAACCGCTAGCGTTAGCGGTCTAGGCTCATAAACGCCTGCAGCGCAAGGGATCTCACCTGGTCGCAAAATGATCTTGGTCTAAGACCGTTTAACGGCGTTTAGGACCAGTTAAGTTAAGGCTAATGGTGCTTAACGCTTTCGAGTGCTGGTTACGTTTGCTGAGTTTGCTGCGATTCGTGGATGCACGAAAGCGGCAGTGACTCATGCCAGCAAGAGCCGCATCGCTGCGGCGGTGGTGATCAAGGACGAAAAGAAATGGCTTGACCGCGATCTGGCGCTGGAGCTATGGAACAAGAACACGCAGGCGACGCACTGCAGCAAGGTGAGTCAGCCGGATCCGGTGGGCCCAAAGGAGCTACGCAGCGCGATCGATAAGTTGCCGGATGATGCGATCCCAGATCTCAACGAGAGCCGCGCGCGACGCGAGCACTATCAGGCTGAGTTGGCAAAGCTGCAGGTGACGCAGCAGCGTGGCGATCTGGTGCCAGCGGAGGATGTGAAGAAAGATGCGTTCCAGGTGGGGCGCAGCATCCGCGAGGCGCTAGCTAATTTGGCCGACCGGCTGAGCCATCAGCTGGCGGGCGAGACGGATCCGACGGTGATTCATGAGGTGCTGACGCGTGAGCATCGTGATGCGCTGTTGGCGCTGGCGGAGGTGGAGTCGTGAGCGTCTGGCGCGCTGGGTTTATGGAAGGGCTGCGGCCTGAGCAGCCGCTGACGGTGAGCGAGTGGGCGGATGCGCACCGAAGGCTGAGCAGCAAGGCAAGCGCGGAGCCGGGGCCCTGGCGCACTAGCCGGACGCCATATCTGCGCGAGCCGATGGACTGCCTTAGCAGCAGCAGCCTGGTGCAGCGGGTGATCATGATGTTTGCGGCGCAGACGGGCAAGACCGAAGCCGGCAGCAACTGGCTGGGGTATGTAATCGATCACGCGCCAGGCCCGATGCTGTGCGTGCAGCCGACGGTTGAGATGGCGAAGCGGCTGAGCAAGCAGCGGCTTGAGTCGATGATCACCGAGACGCCAGTGCTGGCTGAGAAGATTGCGCCGGCCAGGGCGAGGGACTCGGGCAACACGATGTTCAGCAAAGAGTTCCCCGGCGGGATCATGCTGCTGACCGGTGCCAATAGCGCGACAGGGCTGCGATCGGCGCCGTGCCGCTACCTGTTCGCTGATGAGGTTGACGCGTTCCCGAACGACGTGGATGGTGAAGGCGACCCGGTGGCGCTGGCGGAACGGCGGACGACGACGTTCGCGCGACGGAAGATTTTGTTGACCTCAACGCCAACGGTGAAGGACTTCAGCCGGATTGAGGCGGAGTATTTGCGGAGCGATCAGCGGCGGTTTTATGTGCCATGCCCAAGCTGCGGCGGGATGCAGTGGCTGCAATGGCCGCGGCTGAAGTGGGACGCAAAGCGGCCGGGTGATGTGCGGTATGAGTGCGAGCATTGCGGCGAACGGTTTGAGGAGCTGCACAAGCCGGCGATGCTGCGCGGCGGCGAGTGGCGCGCGACGGCACCGAGCGATGGCAGGACTGCGGGCTTTCAGCTGTCGGGGCTTTACAGCCCACTGGGCTGGTGCAGCTGGGAGCAACTTGTTGATGACTTTCTGCGGGCGAAGGCGGACGCGCCGGCGTTGAAGGCGTTCGTGAACACGCGACTGGCCGAGACCTGGGAAGAGGATTACGCGGCGTCGGTGAGCGCTGATGGGCTGCTGGCGAAGCGGAAGGACTTTGCTGCTGGCATGTGCCCTGACGGCGTGGTGCTGCTGACATCTGGGGTGGACGTGCAGGACAACCGGCTGGCGGTGAGCGTGTGGGGCTGGGGCGAAGGCGAAACCGGTTGGCTGGTGTGGCACCAGGAGCTGATGGGCGACCCGACGCAGACAGAGGTGTGGGCGCAGCTGGATCAGGTGCTGGCGACTGAGTGGGATGCAATCGGTGGACGGACGCTACGGATCAGCCAGATGGCAGTGGACAGCGGCGGCCACTGCACGCATGAGGTCTATGCCTATGTGCGGGACCGGGTGCGGCAGGGCGTGGTCGCGATCAAGGGCAGCAGCAAACGCAACAGCCCGGCGGTGGGCAAGGGCAGCAAGGTGGATGTGAACTGGCGCGGTCGTGTGATCAAGCGCGGCGTGACGCTGTATCAGTTGGGGACCGACACGATCAAGACGACGCTGTTCGGCCGGCTGCGGCACAACGAAGGCGCGGGCGGATTGTTCTTCGGGCAAGCTGCTGATGCTGAATACTTCAAGCAGCTAACCAGTGAGCGGCAGGCGTTGCGGTATCACCGGGGCTTTCCGATTCGCGAATGGGTGAAGAAAGCAGGCGATCGCAACGAGGCACTCGACTGTGCGGTCTATGGGTATGCGGCAATGCTGATCTACAGCCGGCGGATGAACAAGGCGACGATGTGGCAGCAGTTGCGTGATCAGCTGGAAGGCGGGAAGAAACCAGCGCTAAGATCGACACAGCAGTCCGCTCCGGCGGCTGCTAGTGGCTTCGTGAGCAACTGGTAGCCGTGCGCATCCCAAGCGAGATCAGAGCGGGCGACACGAT